TAAACCTTCGCTTATTATCTAATATTCGTTTTTGCCCGGTATGTGGCTTATAAAGCTGTATGTCAATATTGCGCGGCACTACTTAGCTTCAGGTGGATACTGAATGTTTATGTTAATGTTTTTGTCATCCTCGGTTGTTTCGTGCTTATCCTTAAAGCCGTAATTATTGATCAACATAAACTTAGCAACACCCATATCATAAGTTCTATCTAATCCGCCTTCAACCTTGTTAGCCAGTATTTTCTGCTTTGCGCGTTTAATAATGTCGAAAAAGGCTTCCTTGTTTGAATAATTTATCAAAGTATCGCGGCATGTATCTAAATAAACAGCTAAGCCTTCAACCGTATAAGGTCGGGGAAAACTTTCAACTACTTCTTGAACACCATCTTTAGTAACAAGATGCTTAATGCGTGTACGTGAATCGCACCAATCAAAGTAAGATTCAATTTTTTTTTGCAATTCATCAGGTGATTTGAATTTCATAGGTCTACCTGTATCTTTCATATTTTCGTTTTAAGCAACTTTAAATAACTTTTGATATCTACACATTACTTTAATATAAAAATGCCTTAAAACAGCTTTTAAATGCTTTATAGGCTATTATCTATATTATTATTAGTATTATTATTTATATTATTATTATTATTTATTATTATTGTTAACACTTGTTACATTAAGTGTAACACATAACTTATTGATATATAGTACATGTTACACTGTTACGTATGTTACACTATATTCTACATATATGTGAGAGTAAGTATAAAAAATACACGCATATACGTGTTGAAGTGGTGTAACAAGTGTAACAGCGTAACAAGCTATGATTATCAGCGTTTTATGCGTTACAATTGGCGTAACATGGTGTTAACAAGTAGAAAGAACGTTTTAAGCAGTAGGCTGCCGTAATGGCAAAAGTAAAGGTAATATTTGAAAAAGTGAAGGATTTCTAATTAAATTTATAAACTGCACCACCATTATTTGCAATATCCTTAAATTTAAATGCTGCTAACATAGTACCATCTTTATTTTCACGAACTTTATAATTTTCTTGTTCAATTAGTTTTCTAATAGATTCTACATTACAAATTCTTACTTTGCATAAAGAATTTTCATCTTCAGACATGTAAGCATAGAAATATATTTGTGCTAAACCATCTTTAATTTTATCAATTTCAGTTCTATAACCTTTTAAAGATTTATATCTAATAGTCATATCATTAAACTTTAGATACTTATGTTTTCTAATTCTAATTGAAATAGTAAAGTTCATATTAAAAACCAAATCAAACGATAACTTTCCATCTTCTTCATCGTCTGATTGCCTAAATTGTACAAAACTATCAAAAAGATTAGGCATAGCATTTTTTATATGAAGTTCTATTTCAGATTTAAATTTATTTTCAAGATTCCTATAATCATTCATTTATAAACTTATTTGCAATGTTAAACATTTCATTATCAATTTCAATACCCAATGATTTAGCATTTATTTTATTGCATGCTTTTATAGTGCTACCAGAACCCATAAATGGATCTACTATAAAATCACCTTTGATATAACTTACTGCAAGTATTTCAGTAATAAGTTCAACAGGTTTTTGCGTTGGATGAACCATTTTAGAACTATGTAACCTTGGTATTGATAATAAATTGCCACGTCTATTATTTACAAGTTTTTTACCTTTAACGCAAAATATTATAATTTCAGTTTGGTTGCCCCAATCATTTTCAAGGTCACCACTACCTTTGTTTTCTTTGTCCCAAACTAAAGGCGTTTTTATTGTAAAATATTTACTAATTATAGATTCAAATTTACTGAAAACAGACCAGCTACAAAAGAAATATAAATGTGCATTTTGTGCTACTTTATGGGTAAGTATTTGGCAAGTTTTTTCTAATATTTCAAATGCTTCATTGCCATCATTCATTAAACCTCTTTTAGTTATTGAATCATCATAAATTGAACGGTTTGAAATATAATTTATACCATATGGTGGGTCTGTTAAAACAATATCAATACAACCATCTTCTAAAGATTCAAGTATTTCTAAACAATTGCCATTTTTAATATTTTCAGATATTTTAGTTTCAATTCTTTGTGATTGTATTTTTTCTTTTACTTCAGCTTTCTTTTCTTCTTTTTTAATATCCTGATAAGCTTGGTTAATTGAAAGTTCACCTGTTGATAGTTTTTCTTTAATTTCAGGTGCTGCCTTTTGTTCAATTTTTTTAACTTTTGCTATTGTATCATGTGATAAGTTAGCAACCTTAGCAACTTCTTTATAAGTATCAATAGGCTTAATTTCAATTTTTTTAACAGGTTCATCTTCTGTAAATAAATTAGTAACCTTCTCAGATATCTGAGAACCTTCCTTGGGTGAATAACTTGAACCTGCTTTACTTAAATTTTCTTTAGCCTTTTCTTTAAAAATATCTTCAAGTTCTAAAGCTAATTTTGCACGTGTGTAATTTCCTATATTACGCCTGCCAAATTGGTTCAATATCATCCAAACTTTAACATCTTGTTCAGACTTAAATTCTTTAGGTTCTAATTTAAACACTAAACACCAATCCTGTGCTATCTTATACCTATTGTGCCCATCAATGATATAGCCATTCCAAGTTATAATAGCATCGCGAATACCTTCTTGAATGCAATTAGTTTCAAGCTGTTTGTATTCATCGGGCGTTAGCGGTGGAATCAGCTTTTTAAATTCTTCTTTAATTTTAAGTTCCATAACATATTTTTTAAAAAACTAAGCCCCGAAATCAATAGGGGCACTACTACCTATATCATTCAGGGCTTTAAATATCTTTTATGATTCATTGTAGTGCCGAATCAGTACACAAATATAACACTTTTATTTTTCTAATTCATCATTAAACGCTGATTTTTTAAGCAAATCAGTATAATTCATGCTGCCTTTGCGGCTAACATCGCGGCCAAATATTTTACCAAACTTTTCGGCAGCATCTTTAACGGCGTAAGTTTCGGCGGCGGGTGCAGCTTTTTGCACGCCATCGGTTTTAACGGCGTTCCAATCGGTTGCGCCTGCACCTTTATCAGTTTGTATTGGTGCCGCGCCTATGCCATCCTGCCACATTGGTTGGCCGTTTATAGGGTTTATTACATGCAGTCTTACAGTTACTACTACTGAGTTAGCTACTATCTGTGTTGAGCGTATTTCAACGTTAAAATTGCCAAAGATACGCGTTAACAGATATTCTATTTTTTCAATAGGTATGTATCGGTAATCGCGAATCATTGGATGCTGAACTAACCACTTAGCTGGTGGATCTTGATTCAATAAAACAGTAAGCGCGTTTTGCTTTAGGCTGTCTTCATTTTCAATTAGAAGTTCCTGAAGTGTTGGAAGTTTTGTTAGTTGTGTCATGGTTTGTTATTTATTTAGCCCAGTTAGGCAATGAAAGAATATGTATTTTGTTATCTGATGTATAGCCGTGGAAATTATTAGTTTCCTTGCATTTTTTAAGCGTTTCGATATCTGCTAAATATTCTTGGCGGCCGCGTTCAATAGCTTCGGGGTCAAGTTCATAAAGTTCTACATTAAATGGCGCTTCTTTTTCAACGGCTATAAATATAAACCGTTCTGCCTTCGTTAAGTCCATATACAAAGCAGCTTGAACGTGATACCTGTAGTTCCAAACAGATTTAGCAAATTCACCGGGCGCTGAATTAGTTGTTGTTTTAAGGTCTATGCAAACGTTATACTTTGTGTTTAAAAAATCTACTTTGCACTTAGCGTCAAGGTCTGCAATTTTACCGAATACAGGTATTTCTGCTTGGCCCTGTTCTAAAAGTATCGCAGCCTTTGGATGTGCTAAAACAGCGTTTCGAATGTTTAGGGCTAATTCGTAATCTTTAAGCGATACAAATAATTCTTTGCCTTCGGATTCAGCAATAAATGATTCATAAATCAATTTACCTTCTTTAGTGCGGCGGTCGCATTCTGGCATAACAGCGTAATTATCCTGATTAAATACAACGCTATGAACTAAACTACCTAAGTTCATGGCTGAAGTTGGCGCTTGTTTTTCGCCTTCTATATAGGCTTTATAATGCGCGGGTGACTTATGTACTAAGTCTAAAAGTGATTTACTGATGAAATCAGTTTTACGGTGATACTCTTGGTTTGTCATAAATTTTAAAAATATTTTATTAAATAATAGCACAAAATTAAAAAAGGTTTTTAACTTTGCAACACAATTGAACGAAAAATTAAAAAATTTTATGAAAACATTTGAACAGCTATCTATTCGATGCGACATTTTAGGCATCAGTATTTCGGAACTTTGCAGGCGCGCAGAAGTTGGGCGGCAAACTGTCGAATACTGGTCTAAGGTCGAACCGCAAACATTGATCATCTATTTTAAACTTATGAATGCTTTAAACCAAATCGAAAATGAACACAATACAGCTACGGCCATATCAATCGAAAAGCGTAAGCGACATAAGAGAGAGTTATAAAAGCGGTAACAAAAAAGTGCTATTCGTGTTACCAACGGGCGGCGGCAAAACAGAAACGTTCATTTTTATGGCAATGGAAGCAGTTAGCAAAGGTAAGCGCGTTTATTTCTTAGTGCATAAAAAAAACCTTGTCAATCAGATATCAGAACGTTGCA